GAATATGAAATAGAAGTTGTACCCGATGAAGAAGTCAAAACATTAATGGATGCAACAGCTAAATATCAAACTAAACATAAAGACGGAACGGAGATCGCATTATGAGTTTTAATCAAAATAAATATCAAGTAATTAAAAAAGCTGTATCTTACGAATTAGCTAATTTTTGTTTTAACTATTTTATGTTAAAGCGAGATGCAGTAGATTATATGTATAACCATAACATTGTTGCAGAAACTCCTATCCTTGGAACTAGAAGAGATCAACAGGTTCCAGGTGTTTATTCTCATTATGCAGATTTTGTTATGGAAACTTTATTAATAAAAGTATTACCTGTTATGAGACAACAGACTAGATTAGATTTAATTCCTACTTATTCTTATGCAAGGATTTATGAAAAAGGATCTATTTTAAAAAGACATAAAGATAGACCTAGTTGTGAAATATCTACTACGCTTAATTTAGGTGGAGACCCATGGCCCATTTTTATTGACCCAACAGGATCTAATAATGTGATTGATGAATATAAAAATATTATGAAACCAAATGCACCAGCAGGTGTTAAAGTAGAGCTAGAACCTGGAGATATGTTAGTCTATTCTGGATGTGAATTAGAGCATTGGAGAGAAGAGTTTCAAGGAAATATTTGTGGTCAAGTATTTCTTCATTATAATCATAGAAATGGTCAATTTGCCGAGTCCAATAAGTTTGATAAACGAGCAATGTTAGGACTTCCATCTGGAATAAAACTATAATATACTGTTGGCATTATGCCATTAACCAAAGTACAGTTTAAGCCTGGATTCAATAAACAACAGACATCTACAGGGGCCGAAGGCCAATGGGTAGATGGGGATAACGTACGTTTTCGTTACGGACAACCTGAAAAAATAGGTGGTTGGGAAGAATTAGTAGCTAGTACTTTAGCAGGTCCAGTAAGAGCACAACATACCTGGACTGATTTAAATGGTGTTCGATATGCAGCTTTAGGTACATCTAAAGTATTAGTAGTTTATTATGAAGGTGCTTTTTACGATATTACACCATTAGAAGATGCTGTAACTGGTTTTACTTTTGACTCCACTACAGGAAGTGCAACCGTAACGGTTAATAAAGTAGCGCATGGAATTGCTGTTGGAAGTTATATTACCTTTACTGTAGTTAGTTTACCTGGTGGAGGAGTTACTGGTTTTTCTGCTTCTCAATTTACCAATAATACCTATGAAGTTATTTCAGCAGATGATGATACCTTTACTATTACTATGTCGACTACAGAAAGTGGATCTGGTATGTCTGCATCCGGTTCAGCAACCATTAGAGCTTATGTAACTATTGGACCTGTTTTTCAAACTTCTGCTTATGGATGGGGTACAGGACAATATGGCGAGGAAGCATGGGGAACAGCAAGATCCTCTTCCACGGTTGTGTTAGATCCTGGTTCTTGGTCCTTAGATAATTATGGTCAGTTACTTGTAGCAACTATTCGAAATGGAAAAACATATACATGGACTCCTTTAGCAGGAGAACCTGCAGCTTTAACTACTAGAGCTTCTGTAGTGGCCGGAGCTCCGACTAGATCTTTAATGAGTCTAGTATCAGATAGAGATAGACATTTATTTTTAATGGGAACAGAAACAACAGTAGGAACAGCATCTACACAAAATAGAATGTATATACGTTTTTCTGATCAAGAAGATATTAATAGTTGGGCACCTACTGCAACCAATACAGCAGGTACTTTTTTACTGGACCAAGGAAATGAAATTATAACAGCCGTACAAGGAAAAGATTATGTATTAGTATTAACCGATCAAGCAGCTTATGTTCTTCAATTCGTTGGACCACCTTTTACTTTTTCCTTAAGGCAAGTCGGTTCTAACTGTGGATGTTTAGGACAACACACAGCCGTCTATGCACAAGGTGCAGTTTACTGGATGGGATTTGGTGGAGGATTTTTTATGTTTGATGGTACCGTAAAACAATTACCATCTCTGGTAGAAGATTTTGTATTTACTACACAAGGAAATGGACTGGGAATTAATTATGATGCAAGTCAAATATCTTATGCTTATCATAACTCTTTATATAATGAAGTAGGATGGTTTTATGCCTCAGCTAACTCAACGCAAATTAACAGAAATGTAGTTTTTAATTTCTTAGAACAAAGTTGGACTACCGGTAGTTTAGCTAGAACCTCTTATGAAGATGCACATACATATAACTTGCCATATGCAACTCAATTTATTTCAAATGGAACTCCTACTTTCCCCGCTATTCAAGGAGTTACGAATATTTATGGTGCTTCTAAATATTGGGCCCACGAAACAGGAACTAATCAGGTAGAAGCTGCCGGAACTACTACCGCCATTAGCTCTTATATTTTATCAGGAGATTATGATTTATCGGAACAAGGTCTTGCTGGGGATGGTGAATATATTATGAGAGTATCTAGATTCATACCTGATTTTAAAAATTTATCAGGTAATGCAAAAATAACGTTATACTTTAGAAATTATCCTGCCGAAACAGCAGCGAGTGATCCTAATGGTCCCTTGATTACAGGTCCATTTACTATTAATACTACAACTAATTTTATTAGTACTAGAGTAAGAGGAAGACAAGTGAGTTTAAAAATAGAAAATGATGCTGTAGGTGAAACTTGGCGTTATGGAACATTGCGATTAGATATTCATGCAGGAGGAAGAAGATAATGGCAAAAATTACCGCAGTATTTCCAGATGTAATCATGGATCAACAAACGGGAGTAGATAACCATAGACAGTTAGTAGAAGCTTTAGATACACAAAAAAACCAATTAAATTTTGGTTATCAAGAGGATTTAAAACAAGAGATGCAAAGATTTGCATGGTTTAATATGAGGTTTGGTTGCTAATGTCTGGTTGTAATAATGTAAACACAACAGGATCCACAACTCCAGGATCAGCTGAAATAGATTTTTATCTTGCAGTAGCAAAAGGAGATCTTACTGGTTATTCAAATGTAAGTAAGTTTGGTTACAATCCAACTGTTGGATCTAGTAATTATGAAAGTATTTGGGAAGGCTCTAATGCTTATCCCTTTATGAGTTCCGCGGATCAATTAGAGGTTTTAAGTTCAGATGCAAATGATACATCAGCAGGAACTGGAGCAAGAACAGTTGAACTACAAGGTTTAGATTCTAGTTGGAATCTATTAACAGAGACAGTAACTATGAATGGCACAAGTGCTGTTACAACTACTGGATCTTTTTTAAGAATATTTAGAGCAAGAGTAGTGACCGCTGGAAGTTCTGGAAGAAATGAAGGAACTATTACTATCCAAGATCAAGATACATCTACTACAAGAGCGTTGATTACAAATGGTGTAACAGATGGAAATGGTCAGACTTTAATGGCAGTTTATACTATTCCTGCAGGAAAAACTGGATATGTTATAAACATAAATGTCTCATCTCAGAAAGATCAAGAACAAACATATAGGTTGATGGCTAGAGATAATACAGTTGCAAACGCAGCTTGGAATGTGAAAGAATTTTTAACAGGAAGAGGTGGATTTTCAGATTGGAGAAAATACGCTATAAACAAAGCAACAGAAAAAACAGATTTAGATTTTCAAGTGATATCTAATTCTACATCAGCCGCAGCAGGAGGATTTGAGTTAATACTCATAGATAATTAATGGCAAATTTTTATAAAAACGCATTCTATGATCCAAGCACCACGGACGCTGTGACTTTATACACTTGTCCAACAAATGCCAATGCAATTATTCAAAATATACAAATAACGAATGAATCTGGATCTAAGATTGTTAAAGCTTATGTTTATGATTTTTCTGTTACTACTAATTTTGAAATAGCTTATGCTTCTATCTCTGGACCTACTATATGCAATCTAGCTAAAGGTCCTATTATATTAGAAGAAAGTGACGCTATAAAACTTGAAAGTTCGGATACATCTGCTATAACTGCTACACTAGCAATTTTAGAAATTAGCAGAGACGATCAGAATGGATAAAGTAGTAAAAATAGATACGGAAACAAAACATACATTTAGAAGTAAATCTACTAATAAAACTTATTCTACTAAGGAAGAGTTTTTACTTCATCATGAAGAAAATGATTTAGCGGTAGATACAGCTGTAACCGTGACTAATAAAGGATTAGAATTATTACAGAAAGTAATGGGACAAAAATAATGTTAGAACCAAGAGGCGGAACAGAGTTACAATTTGAATATTTAAGAAAGTATGTATCTAAAGAATTATTAGATCAAGTGCAAATTACTACTTCTGTGCCTGAAAAAATTCCGCTACATGCTACTAAATTAAATATACTTTGGCAAAAGAATTCTTATGATCAACCGAATCTAGCACCATGGTTCAAGGATAAAAGTAATCATAAAAAATATGATTGGTATGTATTTAATAGTCATTGGAATTATGAAAAGTTTAGGATGATGTTTGATATTCCAACAGATAGGTCTTTAGTTATTAAGAATGGAGTAGATAATATTAAACCTAGAGATTTAAATGAAAAGATAGATAAAATAAAACTTATATTTCATCCTACTCCATGGAGAGGATTGAATGTTATGTTGGCAGCAATGCAATATATTACTAATCCCAATATTGAATTAGATGTATATTCTTCTTGTGAAGTTTATGGGAAAGCATTTAAAGATGCTAATGATAAACAATGGCAGGCATT